GTGTCCGACACCCACACTGTACCGCGTCCGACCGGGATCGACAACGAAGTCCGCGCATGGGATCTACCAGAGAACTGGTGGAACAAGGTCGCCATCACCGCAACCTGCTGGCTCTGGACCGGCGCCAAGAACGGCAACGGGTACGCGTCAGTGAAGAGCGGGAACGGCGGAACGGCACTCGCCCACCGCATGTCCTACGAGCTCTTCGTCGGCCCGATCCCTGAAGGACTCACCATCGACCACCTGTGCGGTATTCACCGCTGCATCAACCCGACACACCTCGAGCCCGTGACCAACGCCGTCAACAACCGCCGCCGCTGGGAAAAGGTAGTCAAGTGCCCTCGTGGACACGAACTCACCGCGGACAATGTCAAGACGCACACCCGCAAGAACGGCCACACCTCGCAGGACTGCAAGCGGTGTGCCGCTGATGCCTCGAAGCGGTACCGCGACCGTGCGAAGGGGAAGGCAGCATGAGCCCCGGGCACTGATGCTCTTGGTGAGCGAATACGGCATGGCTCGAGCCTTGGCTGCCGCGGTTGGGACGGATGAATCGATCGACAAGAGCATGGCTCTGTATGACCAGATATCGGCCGAAGTCTTCAACCGGGCGGTGTCCGCATGACCCCGCGTCGTGCCCGTCAGCTGGATAACACGGTGTTGTACCTGATCACGTACGTGCCGTTGCTATTCCTGGTGGTCGTCGTCTGGGCGGTGACGGGATGAGCGCCGAACGATGCCACGACTGCTGGCATTCGTCCGAGTGGCATGATCCCCGGCTCGGTTGCCTGTACGGGTGGCAGTACGAGTCCACAAGCCCAACGGTCGACGGGTGCTCTTGCAAGGTGGCGTCCTCATGAGCTGGCCTGACGCACTCGTGACCATCGCGTGGATCGCTGCCGGGTGCTTCGTCATCTGGCTGATTCTCCGGAGCTGACAACTCCATGTTCTAGCCCTTGTCGCTTTCGTCGGCGGCTTGGGCGCTGATTGTCGCGCTCGCGTGACGGTCCAAAGCTCCATCGCACCTTGATAACTCCACAGTGAAGCCCCGATGAAAAGAGAAGGGGCACCCGCCGTCGTAGCAAACGGTGGGGGACGGAACTGTAAACCGTCTGCCGGACATGCGACTAGCAGCTCGCGGGCCGGTGCAACACAAGTTTCAGGTCAGCAGCTATGGGTCGTGTCATTCGGTAGTCCCCGATCGGGGAAGGCACGGGCTACACCACGGCAGTGAGGGGGTTCCGACCCTGGCCGTGAGGTACGGGCTGACCGGCTCGGATGGTCGTAGTGGTGGTTCGACTCCACCGCCGAGCGCGCTGAACTCCAACGCTCCTTCACCTCCGGGGAGCTGCGGATGTAGGACCGGTCGGTGATCCCGGTTCAGCAAGATCACCGCCCCGAGCCATTTGGGGTCGTCCGCGTTCGAGTCGCGGCGGGGGCACTGACACAACAACACAGAGAGAGGAGCCGTCATGGCTCAAGACATTGATTGGATTCTGGCGCTCGCTGACGAGATCGGCCGGCGCATGGATGCCGGGCAGTTGCCGCCGCAGGACGAGAACGGCATGTACGTCATGGACGGCGCCGCGAGGGATGCAGCAGAGGCGGTGTCGTCGTGACGTTCTCTGCTGATGACTTGGATGAGCCGAACGCCCGCCACATCGAGAGCGCGTTGAGGCTCGCGATGGCGCAGATCGCAGCGGTCGAGAGGTTGGCCAAGCTGGCCAGCAAAAGAGCGGTGCCTACGGTTTCCGCGAAGGAGCTTCGTCGTGCACTCGCGGTGAGGCCGACCGATGTCTGACCCCATTTGGCATGACGTGGGTCATCTGCTCCCACCCGACGACACCACAACGACACCCACCGACCTGCACATGGCTGCGGTGGTTCGGCGTGAACACGATCTGGAAGCCCTCGACCGGTTCGAGGCACAACGAGAACAACGGAGACAGCAATGAGCAAGCACTACATGAGCTGCGACGAGTGTGACCTGACCTTCTGGACCACTAGCCCCGAATCGGGCGTGAGGGTGATGGGCGAGCACAAGCGAGTCATGCACATCACGCCGGTGCCGGCGTCTGCGCATGCCGCGAACGGCGGTGCACGATGAGCGCCGAGATCATCAACCTGTTCGGGCCAGCCAATGAGCCGGAGCCGGACGAGGCGGAGGGGACGATGGGACTCTTCCCTGACTTGTTTGCGGCGCTTGACCGTCTAACGATTCGGCCGAAGCCATGACCGTCCAGCATGAGTGCCCGTGGGTGGGTGAATGCCGATGTGTGGAGGACGTCTCCCTGTGCACATGCGGACACCAGAAGCCGTACCACGCGCGGCTTGCGGACTCTGGCCCTACCGAGCACGAACAGTTCCTCTTCCGGCTCGAATCGGACGACGTCGTGTGGGACAGGTGCGAGGTAGGCACTGCGGTCGACCTCAAACACGAGGATCCGTGCTCCTGCACACGATTTAAGGAGGTTTCCGAATGAACCACGAATGTCTACAACTAGAGATTGATCCTAGGGATTCGACCAGTATTGCGGTGCGGCACGGCATGACCGTTGCTGAGGTCCAGAACATGGCGAGTGATTCGATGCCGTGGCCGATCTCAGGCGACCACCTGGCGCGTGCACGATGAGCGAGACCATCCTGATCGCTGTCGCGGCGTTTGAGCTCACCGTCATCGTCTTCCTCCTCGTCTGTCTGCTCGTCGCGGGTGGTTCGAAAGCTGAGTTGCAGCAGGACCACGACCGGTGGAAGGCAATGGCTGACCGGGGTGGGAAGGAACTCGCGAACGAACGCGCACTCCGGTTGGGCGACGGGGAACCAATCACCGTGCGGGAACTCGTGAACGGGGAAAGAGCATGACCTGGTGGGTAGTGCCGCTCGTACTGTCCCCGTCGATTCTGACCTTCACTGCGATCCTCACCATCACGTGGCTGAAGGAGCGCCGCGTGCAGCGAGAAGACAAGTGGTACTGGTCCGGGTTCTTGGACGGCGTTGAGTCGGTCAAGGCTCGCGAGAAGCGCGCAGACAACGCGACGGCGTGGCTCACGAAGACGGAGGCACCCAATGCCGACGTCGGGTGAGGGTCGTTCGTATCACGACGAGAACGTCACATGCGAACGCTGCGGCCTCTACCAAACCGTCACTGTCATCTACGACGTGGACGACAACACCCGCACCTGGGTGTGCACGTACTGCGAACACGACAACCCGTCCGCCCTGTTCTAACGGGCGGGGACAACTACACAGAGAAACGAGACACAGACATGAGCATGAGTGATGCAGCCAAAGCGATCGTTGCGCAGACCGGCTGGCCGGAACGTGAAGAGGACGTAACCGCCGACAACTTGATCAAGTACTTCGCCCGCATTGCGCTCTCCCGAGGCGTACGCCACGAGCAGACATCGCGTGAGTGGTTCCGGGCTGACAGGGACACTCCCGAGCGCGATGAGAAGTTGCAGGCCTACCTCGAATCGTTGACGACGATCATCGGGATCCAACAGGTAACCGTTCTGCTCGTGGAGGCACAGAAGCGGGACCGCGACCAGGCCGACACCCTGGCGCGCGTCTTGTGGGCGTACACCGAAGACGGTGGTCTCCTCAGCGAGCTGATGTGGGACTACATGACCGACCGAGGCGTCGACCCGCAAGCCGTGTGGGATGCCGCCGAGGAAGAGGAAGTGGCTGATGTCTGAGCGTTTGCAGTCTGACCCCGCCACCATCCGGGCAGCAATGGGCGTGGAAGGTGAGCGCCGATCCGGGATCATTCACGGACTCGATGAGGCCGCCTACCATTCCGACCCGGCCCTTTCCTCTACCGGCGCGAGAAGCCTCCTCAAGTCAGCAGCCAAGTTCCATTACGAACGCACCCACCCCCAGGCAGGGCGTGCCGCATTTGACGTGGGCACCGCAGCTCACACGAAGGTGCTGGGAGTCGGCGCAGGGGTCATCGCGTACCCGGATGAGCACCTGACTCCGGGCGGGAACGTCTCGACCAAGGCCGCGACGATGGCGTGGGCTGAGGAGCAACGCGCGAAGGGTCTGACGCCAGTGTCACCCGGCCAGATCCGAGCCGTCGATGAGATGGCCGAATCCGTCCTCGCGAAACCTGAGGCTCGCGCGATCCTCGAATCCGTCGACGGTCGCGAGGTCAGCCTGTTCGCAGACGTAGAAGGCGTCCCCTCACGTGCACGGTTCGACATCTACAACGGCGTGCGAGCCGGCGACCTGAAAACCGCTGACGACGCGTCACCTGCCGGATTCAACAAAGCCGTCGCACGGTACGGATACCACATCCAAGACCGCTGGTACGGCGATACCCACACCGCCATCACTGGCACCGAGCTCGAACCGTTCAAGTTCATCGTCGTCGAGAAATCCGCCCCCTACCTCGTGGGTGTGTACGACCTCGACTTCATGTGGGAAGACCTCGCCAAGGAACGCGTCAAACGAGCACGCGACCTCTACCGCGAATGCACCGAGTCAGGCGTGTGGCCTGGCTACCCAACAGCAACACTCACACCCCCGACATGGGCCGTGTATGAGTCCGAAGAGGAAGAGATCCAGGTCTCATGAAACGAGAGCAACTGATCGACTTGTGCTGGCGCGGTGTCGTACCGGTCGACCACTGGTACGACCGTGATTCGGCTGACGCGCAGAAACAGCTTGGTGAGGCACTTGCCCTGCTCCGCGCGGGCTGCGAATACCGCCTCACGACAAACCCGAAGCAGACAGATCAGACCATCTGGGTCGAGATCGAGTACCCGGGATTCAACGCCTTCGAGGACGGCCGGGACGATCGGTCGGCCTGGGACCGGACACTCTTCTACATCCCGACAGTTGAGCGCCTCGAGAGGCGTGAAGGGAAGGACTGGTACTGATGGACATCGCAGAAACAACTGCCCCGAAGAGCGACCAGCAGAACTACGACGACTACGTGGGCGGGCCGAAGACGGTCACTGTGAGCGAGGTCAAGGCAGGCAACGCTGAACAGCCTGTGGAAGTGCACTTGGCGGAGTTCCCCGGTCGCCCGTTCAAGCCTTCGAAAAGCATGAGACGGGTGCTCCTCGGATGCTGGGGAGCCGACTCGTCCGTGTATGCCGGACGCAAGATGAAGTTGTTCGGTGACCCGGACGTTAGGTTCGGCGGGCAGGCGGTCGGCGGTATTCGTATCGCCGCGCTGTCTCACATCGAGAAGCCCGTCACGATCGCCCTGACCGTCACTCGTGGGAAGCGTGCACCGTTCACTGTGCAGCCGCTCGAGACCCCGAAGGACACGTCAGGTCGGGACTGGTTGAAGGAGTTAAACGAGACCAACGAGGACTTGGATGCGATCGTTGCGCTCGGACACGCTGCACGCGCCAACCATGCAGGGAAGACGATCATCGACATGATCACCGCCGAGTGGACGCGTGTGAAGGCGGGGCCGGCATGAGCAAGTCGAAGCAGAAGGGCACCACGTTCGAACGTCTCATCGCAGACGGGTTCGCCGCAGCCCTCGAAGACGACCGCATCGACCGCGCACCACTCCGAGGGACCGCCGACCGCGGCGACATCGCCAACGTACGCACCCCCAACGGGAAGCTCGCCATCGAATGCAAGAACGTCGCCAAGACGAACCTCGCCGGATGGGTCACCGAAGCGCAACAGGAAGCGGGCAACGCTGACGCTGGAGCCGGCATCGTCATTCACAAACGGGCACGCAAGGGCCAGTTCATCGACCAGTACGTGACCATGACGGTCCGCGAACTGCTCGTCCTGGTCTGGGGAATCGAAACGGAGGGTCGGCCGTGAAGCATGTTCGGAAGCCGTGTGACCTAGACGGCTGTGACCGCGAGCGTCACGTTCGTGGGCTGTGCGTCATGCACCACAGGCGACTAGTGAAGAACGGCGATCCTCACGACCCGGGCCCTCGCGGTGGGCGACCACTCAAAGGTGAGTATCCGTCTTGGGATGCGATCCACAAGCGCCTCTATAGGTCACGCGGGACCGCGAAAAAACGGGTCTGTATCGACTGCGGTGGTCGTGCTCGCGAATGGTCCTACGACGGAACCGATCCGGACGAGCTTACGCAGAACATGCGTGGCTTCGTCATGCGGTACTCGCTGGATCTGAACCACTACTTCCCACGCTGCAGCAGTTGTCATCGGCTATTCGACAACGCACAACGCAAGGGAGTCATGCCCACCATCCGCCACGTCCGCAAACGAGACGACGTCGCCCACTTCAACCTCACCATCAAGGAGCTCGCATGAGCGACATCGGAACACCGTGGGCAGGCAAGCACTCCACGTTCCTCTCGGAGCCGTACTGGTTCCAGTTGCCCGCGGAACGTGGCGAAGGATCCAAGTTCCACTTCCCGACCTACAGACTGGCGCGTGCGTCTTCGCTGCGCAATGGTTCACCTGCCATCTGGTTCACCGACTCATCGGGCCGGCACCGGCGTTGCACTGACGTCCTGTTCCAAGAGGCTACGGAATGAGTTGGGAGGACGACGCCCTCTGCCGCACGGTATCGCCCGACGAGTTCTTCCCCGAGCTCGGCGGCAGTGCTTCCTATGCGAGGCAGGTGTGCGAGCTGTGCGCGGTGACGAGTTCCTGCCTGGCCTACGCATTGCGCCGTGGCGAGAAGTGGGGCGTCTGGGGTGGCACAACGCCTCAGGAGCGTATGGCCATGCCGGGATGGAGAGACTCGTGACTGCCCCGTCTCCGCTGGTTCGCCGTATGACGGTGGATCGTGAGCGTGGCGTGTGTGTGGCGTTCTCAGCGAAGTGTTGGGGGCAGCTCGAGTGGAATCACCGGTCGTCTTCTGGCATCGGTGGTCGGGGTCACAAGGCGCCGACACTGACGCCTGCTGACGGGGTGATGATGTGCACCGGACACAACCAAGCACTCGAGTCCGATCCGGCGTTCCAGTCGATGGGCAAACGCATGGGCTGGAAGTTGGTCAGGAACCGCGGCTCGATGCTGGCGACGCAGATCCCGTTCTTCAACAAGTCGACCGGCGTTTGGGCTCTACCTGACGAGCTCGGAAACGCTGACCCAATCAACACTGCTTTGGCGCTCGAGTTGATCGACGCGGCTGGCGGGAACTACGTGAAAGGAGTGCTCAGCAGATGAAACTAGCGATTGCAGACCCGCCCTATCTTGGGCGCGCCGACCGGTGGTATGGCAACGGTAGAGGGTCGGGGCGTGCTTCTACCAGTGGGCGACCTGCTCGAAAACCCGATCATCACCCTCTCGCTGCCGAGTGGGACAGCCCGGCTCGACACCAGGCGCTTGTTCGCGAACTCGACGCCACCTACGACGGCTGGGTGGTAGCTGGTGCCGCGACAACAGCATCACTGCTACTCGCCGCCGCCCCTGGCTCGCATCTGGCGGTGTGGGTTAGGCCAAACGCCATGCCGGGCGGTGGCAGGTTGATCAACACATGGGAGCCCGTAGTTGTGCGTATCCCCGCAGGCAGACGTGACCGCTCATCAGGAACGCGAGTTCGCGACGCTCTTGTGGCGCCTGTGCGACCCAGCGGTTTCCTGGGATCCAAACCACCCGAGTGGACCCGCTGGGTGCTCGACATGCTCGGGTATGAGCCCGGCGTGGATGACGTGACCGACATTTTCGCTGGCTCCGGTGCGGTACGAGACGCGATAGACGGCTTGCTCCCGGTAGACGTCCACCCAGGCAGTGACGGCGCCGCATGACACAGGAAAGGAGGAGACATGAGAATCCGTTCGACGAAACCTGAGTTCTGGCGTTCGAAGCTCATCGCGTCGGTGTCGTGGGATGCCCGCCTGGTGTTGAAGGCGCTCGAGTCGTACGTCGATGACAACGGCGTCGGCGAGGACGACGTGAACGTTCTGGTCGGTGACTGCTTCCTGCATGACCTCATTCGCGAGCCCTCGCGAACCCTCGCGAGGGTGTCCGAAGCGATTTCCGAGCTTCACCGGGCCGGTTTGGTGTGGCGATACACGTCTGATGAGCGCAATTTGCTCTACATCTCGTTCTGGGAGTCAGTGCAACGCATCGACAAGGCACAGGCGGGAAGAAACCCCAGACCAGACGGCACTTCCGACTACAAGGATTCCATCATTCGCGAGTCCGTCGCTACTCCTCGCGAAGAGTCGCTACTCCTCGCGCCTGGAACAGGGGAACAGGGGAACAGGGGAACAGGGGAACAGGGGAACAGGGGAACAGACACTTCAGCACCTGCGGCGCTGGCGAGAGCGTTCGATGAAGCATGGTCGCACTGGCCGAAGAAGGTCGAACGGAAGCCCGCTGCGGAGAAGTTCAAGATCGCGGTTAAGAAGTTCGGTGACGTCGATGAGCTAGTCGCAGTCGTCAGCCGGTTCGGTGACGCCTACGCACGCACCACCGACAAGCAGATGGTTCCCGCGCTCGGCAGATGGTTGGCGCATGAGCGATGGGACGACGAATTACCCCAGCCCCGCACGATCCAGCGTGCACCCACCCGCGGTGATGAGAACCTCGCGTTCCTTGCGACTCTCGCCGATGACCCGTACCAGCCGAAGGAGATCACCCAGTGAACAAGCAAGAGATTGGGATGCTGCTGACGTTGGCGGCGGGGTTCGACAACCGCAAGGTTGACAACGTGTCGGTGTCCGCGTGGGAGCTGATTCCGGAGATCGCAGCGGCCAGCTACGAAGACGCCAAGCAGGCAGTCATCGAACACCACCGTGGGCCGCGCCGTCACGAGTACCTGTCGGTCGGTCACATGGTCGACGCGCTGCAGGTGGCTGAGCGCAACAGCGACTACGAGATCGAGGCCGACGTGAGATCCGCGAAGGCTCGTGGGTTGATCGAGTCGTCGTGGCCAAACCGTCAACCACTGCCGGCGGACGTGAAGCACGGTCTGCAGGCGATGCGGGACCTCGATCGGCGTAACGCTGCGGCGTTCTCGGAGTTGGATGCGCTCGAGGGTAGGCCGATCGACGTCGGTGATGTGGGGAGGCGCCCGTGAGGTACCCGAAACCTGTCCAGCATCGTGCGTCATCTGAGTTCTCTCAGGTGGCGTTTCTGCTTTCTGTGCCCGCGAAGGATGTGCAGGCCGAGAAGCACCGGAAGTCGAAGGCGCAACGTCAGATCGAGGCGTATGACGCCGAAACGGAACGGTTGACCCAGTTCATCAGGGTAACCAACAACACGAAGGAGCAAGCAGCATGACGATGTCCCGCAGGTTCCCGCACCACGAGCACGTGATGGCGCTGCTGCCGATACTTCAGCAGACGTGGTACGAGGTTGAGCCTGATTCGCCCGCCACCCTCTACCCGGCCGGCTACCACGAGTCGTTCCTCGACATGGCGCGAGCCGCCGTAAACGCAGGGTTCCGCATGACGCCGGAACCCGAACCCATTCCGCCGTACGAAGGAGTTTCACCATGAGCAAGGCCACCGTCAGCATCGAGGGATTCGTCGCGAACGAACCCGAACTCCGCACCGCCGCCGGCAAGGACGTCGTCAACATCGACGTCGCCCACACGCCCCGGAAGAAGAACCCACAGACCAACGAGTGGGAGGATTCGGGGCCGACGACGTGGTTCCAGGCCACGTTCTGGGAAGACATGGCACCGGCGATCGTCGCTGCGGTGTCGAAGGGGACGCTGGTTCGCATCGATGGGTTCCCGGAGCTGAACGTGTACACGAAACAGAACGGGGAGAATGCCGCGTCTGTCCGCATCAAGGGCGCGACCCTATCGGTGGTGCCGCGAGCAGGCAACTCGTCTCCACGGGGCGCACAGGGCCAGCCACAGCAGGATGCGTGGAGCGCGGCAGCGTCGGATGAGAGCCCGTTCTGATGAGCGCCGTGAACTCAGCCTACGGAGGCGACGGCTGGTCAACATGGTCCGCCATTCGCCGGGGTGACGACGTACGCGTGGTCGTGACATCGAGCGTCGAGAAGAAGGACGGTGAGCCCAAGGTGCTCGCAGACGAGGTCATTCGCGACAGTGTCGGAACGTCCGCGATCAGTCGCGCGATCGGGGTCAGTTCCGATTACGCAAGGCGGATGTACTCGTGACGGGTCAGTCGGTTCGGGGTGCGTACAGTCTCGCCCCGATCAGCCCGAACCCCCAGGAACACGAACAGACCGAACATCGGTGCGGGCGGTGCGCGAACCCGTACACCCGCGGCAACCCGAACTGCCCCAACAACCCCGACAGGAGAACGACATGAAACGACTGTGGATCAAGCTCTACACGCGCCGCTGCAAGGGATGTGACGTACCCGAGCCGCATGACTCGCACCTGACGTGGCTGGGCCGAATGCACTACATCGGAGGTCTCTGGTGACCTCGGATCGCATCATCCGCACCCTCGCTGCCGCATCCAACATCGCGGTTGCTGCTGCTCTTATCTACTTCACCCGGTGGATCACCAAGAAAGGATTCTGATGGACAACACGAAACTCATCGCGAAAGCGCATGTCATGGCAGCCCGGTACGCGCACGAACACATGCAAGTAATCGCTGAGACGATGACCCAGCTCTGTGACGCGTTGGAGGCTGCTGAGGCCGAGAAGGCGCGACGAGACACGGTCATCGCCGGGCTCCGGGAAATGTGGGATCGGGAGATCAATCTCGGATTCCAGTTCCTGTACCGCCCGTCGATCGTGCCGGAGCTGCGTGCACTCCTCGACTCGGTGCCTGACGAGCGCCGACCGTGCGACGACGAGGAACTCGCTGCTGCTCCTGTGTCTCTCGAAGCCGTGAAAGCGGAGACGACGGATCGCCGGCCGCACAGTCGAGCGTGCGGTTTTCGGAAGCATGAGCACGGCACCGACTGCAACCCGAACTGCCAGACGTGTCATGGCCGATCAGAGGCGCCTCATGTCTGATTTCCCGACCCCGTGGGCGTCAATCGGTCAAGCCTTCGAGATGGCCGACTCCCAACCTCGTCTTCTCGCTGATTTGCAGGAGCACGGGTACCCGCAAGAAACGAAACAGGAGGAGAGGCAATGAGCGAAATTTTTCTGCGCGGCGAGCACGTCCGGCACCTGAAGCACGGTTGGTTGGGCACCGTAACCCGGGGGAATGATGACATACGCGCTACTACCGTCTCCGTTCAGTTTGGCGGATGGCGCGCGTCAGTGGTGAAGCCCGACAGCCTGGTGCTGGAGCCGAAGACGTTGGGGGCATCCGATGACTGACCTTCTCGATGCAGTGCAAGCGCTCACCCGTACCACAGTGGAGCACATCAAACCGTCCGACGACACCGGTAGACCGTTACCCACACACACGTGTGCGCAACTCTGCAACGGGCTCTCAACTCACACAGTTGAGAGCCCGTCCCTGTTGGTGCAGTTGGCGGAGGCTGTGAAACCATCCACCAACACGACCGCCGGCTCATCATCGTTGGCGCACACTCGGAACATCATCGACGGGACCGCCCTGTTCCACCTCGCGAAGATCAGCTCCGCAATCCGGGACTGGTGCCGCATGGCTGAAGTCACACCAGGACACAACCCGGTCACTAACCTGAACGCCTGGTATGTGGCGTTCACCCGGTACGACAACGACCCCGAATGGAGGATCCGCGAACTCACCAAATGGGCACGCACCATCACCAACATCCTCAAACCACCCGTCCGCGAAGAGTTGCCTTACCCGTGCCCTGTCCACCACACGGATCAGTGGGTGGACGACATGGGCAACGGCGGCAACCATCCCCTCGTGTTGGAGTACCAGCGCGGCGAAGACGGGCAAGTGATCGACCCGAGGGTGCGGTGTCGGGATGCGGTGTGTGCGGTGTCGTGGGAAGGCGAAGACGCAATGTCCGAGCTCGGGGACGAAGTCGAGGAGAAACGAGGAGAAATGGACTGGAAGGAGGTCCCGCGATGAGTGTCGTTGGTTTCAAGGCGTCGAATCACCCGCAGCAGACCGCCAAGCGTGGCGCGCTAGACGAGGTCGATGACCGAGGGACACACCCGATCTACTTCGAGCCGTGGAACGAACGCTTCGGAGGGTTCACCCTCGATGTCGCTGCCGCACCTCATAACGCGAAGTGCGAACGGTATTTCACCCGTGAAGACAATGGCCTACTGCAGTCATGGGCGGGTGAACGTGTGTGGTGCAACCCGCCGTACAGCGGCCTGGACCAGTGGCTGCGGAAGGCATGGCAGGAGTACCCCGACACCCGGGGGATTGTGATGCTGCTCCCGGCGAACCGTGTTGAGCAGAAGTGGTGGCAGGAGCACGTCGAACCGCACCGCGACCGCCCCGGATCCCCGCTGACGGTCGAGTTCCTTCCCGGTCGCATGCGGTTCATCAAGCCCGGGCAGACGGACGTGGGACCGAACGAGCGCCCACCGTTCGGATGCTGCCTGCTCATCTGGGCCAACCCAAGGAGGGTTTCGTGACTCGCGACCTGACCCGCCCGGAGCTGGACGCCGCACTGAGGTCGCTGCGTGCTGTGGGTAGCCCGTACGACTTCATCGCCGCGCATGTGGAAGCGGACAATGAACCGCACCTGATCGAAGAGGAGCAGTCATGACGCAGGAAAGCGCCAGGAGTAGGACGCCAAGGGTCGACCAACCGGCCTATCGGCTGGCGTTATTTATGCAGGCTCAGGATGCGAAACGCTTCGGAGTGGTGGTGAACGGGCGGCTTTCGCCGCCGTGGGATGACATTGGTGCGTCCGCCCAGGAGGAGTACCTCCGCGACGCGGTGGCAATCCTCGACGCGGTAGTGACCCTCGGGTATACCGCGCCAATAGAAACAGATCCGGGACACACATCGATCGGGAGTTTCACTCGCGCCGAATGCCGGTGTGAGATCGGAACCGACCACCGGCATAGCGTGTCGCCCGAACAGGAGCACGCACTCCATCCTTGGAGACACGCGAGAGGACGTGATGAATGACAAGCCTGTAGTTTGCTGGTAGCATCGGAAATGCCTCGGATGACTCTGTCAAGAACCGGGGCATTCGACTTTCACGAGAAAGGGTCAGCATCTTCGGGTGCTGGCCCTTTTCGTGTATCTAGCTCGCGTTCCAGTCTCAGCGTCACCACCATGCGAGAAGCGACCAGTAGCACCCCCGGCAGTCCGAAGACAACACGTCTCGGCAAGCCCGGACGAGGGTACAGGCCAGCTAGTGACAGCCAACACGCTCGAAGACAGGAACGCGCCCCTTCGGTGGGCATACACGCACAGGCCGTAGAGCCACACACACGCGTCGTCACTGCCCACCACAGACGCCTTGGAGGCCGAGATGAGAGACCTCACCGATCTGATCGTTACCGCCAAGCTCGAGAAGGGCCACAGGGACCGCAAGGATGCGACCTACGACGCCATGCTCGAAGCGCTCGTCGAGGCACGCAGGAGGCTCGCAGTCCGGGAAGCGCCAACCTTGCCCGCCTACTTCGCTCCACTGCCCGCGCCCATGCGAATAGAAGACATGTTCGGGAGTGCGTCGCAGCTCTGAGGAGACTGTCATGCGCAGTGACTGGATCATCCACCACCACACCAAAGACACCCACCACATCCCCGACGGTGACCTCATCGACCACCAACCCGACGAACACTGCATCTGCGGACCAACACACCACAGCGACATGAGCAGCGGGGTACTCAGGTGGAACGTATGGCACCACCGCCTCGGCGGGAGAGAAGCGCATGAGTGAACTCGCACGCGGTGGCATCATCCCTGGGAAGCCCGGAGATCGCATCTGGGGAGAGCCAGAAGGGCTCGAGACGTTCGTCCCGTTCACCGATGAACAGCTGGCACGCATCAGACGCAACGCACAGCTCGTCACCTTCGACAGCATGGGGTCACCGATCTTCCGCCACCAACTCCCACCCGAGGAACCCAGCGATGAACGCTGATATGCAATGGCGCAAAGCAAATGGCCAGACAGGTCGATACACCGGACCACTGATGGACCTCGGACGCGGCATCCCCCGAAAGATGCGTGACCACGGCGTCAGACGGGCCATCTTCGACCTCGCCTACGGATACGTCAGCGGCTTCCCAATGCGAGACATCATCGTCTTCGCCGGACGCTCACTCTTCCCCGCACCAGTCCTGACGGCAACGGTCGAAGGGGAAGAACATGAACGCTGAACAGGAAGACCACGCACGGGCAGCACTCACCGGGGCAGGGATCATCGGGGACAAGCAGGACACGGCAGTCAGCAACCTGGTTGGGATGACCGAAGGATGGGCGCCGGCCATGAAGAGGGAAGACGCATGAAGAAGACGAAGACCACCCCTCGAGTGCAGGCGACACCTTACGAGGACGCCTACCAAGCTGCGAAGACCTACGGCCAACCCTTCTGGACCATCGCCATCGGCAAGGAACTCGGCTACTTCGTAGGAGAACCAGACGAAGCAGCAGACATCAGGCTCTACACGCTGCCGCCTGACCCATTCACCATCGTCGGACGCCTCGTCATCGTACGAGTGCTCGTCCTCGACCGTCAGGGCAACAGCATCCTGACGTCAGGTGGCAAGCGCAAGATCCGGTACGAGCTGCGCAAGCTCCCGAGATCGGCATACCGGCGCATCTGAAGCCCGTTTGTACCACTCCGGTCTCAGAAAACACGGGGCTAGACCAAACCGCCCAAATGTTGAACCGCGGAAAGACGCGGAACTTGTCGAGTTATGTACCACTCGGAGGTGCTGGACGTGGCCGAGAAGCGCAACACCAGCAAACAGAACCGCTTCCGCGCACGCATCAAGGCAGCACGCCCCGCTTGCCACATCTGCGGCGACCCCATCGACTGGGACGCTGACTACCTGGACCCCATGTCTTTCGTCATCGACCACGTCATCCCGATCCATCGAGGCGGGGCAGACGCACTATCGAACATCGCCGCAGCCCATCGACTGTGCAACTCCAAGAAGAGGGCAAGGCTCATCGCACCAATCGTGCGACGCAGCGGATCACTCGGCTGAGATGTCCGAGGCACGTGCGAGAATAAGAACGGCCCCAAACCAGATGCGTCAACATCTGCCGGGGCCTAACCGATCACCTTGGGTAAGAAGGATCAACGGCTATGAACCAGCGTACATGCACCCACTGCGGTGCAGACATCAGCCACACGCACGGCGGGCGCGTCTACTGTGATGCCAGATGCAGAGAAGCAGCCAGGTACCAGCGCATGAGGCAAGATCCCGAAGCATGGGACGCCTACCTCACCAAGCTTCGCAACAAGTACACCCCCAAGCCGCGGCAACAACGCCCGCCACACGTACCCACCCCATGCAACGCCCCCGACTGCGACCGCCCCAGCGCCAGCCGTGGCATGTGCCGCATGCACTACCGCAGGTGGGAGCGAGCCAACGGCATGGCCAACCCACCATCAGACCAATGGTCACTACAACGTAGAGCAGTGTGGAAGAAGCGGCACGCAGTGAAGCGTGGTGCTGATCGATACCAGGCCGAGACCATCTTCACCGATTCCATCTATGAACGAGACGGTTGGATCTGCCAACTGTGCAACGAGCCAGTGGACAAAGCACTCGAGTTCCCTAACCAGATGAGTGCCAGCCTCGACCACCGTCTGCCCCTATCCGTAGGCGGCACACACGCGAGACAACGTACAACTGGCCCACATCAGGTGCAACATCCGAAAGGGATCAAAGGCTCCCGAGACGTCGCTCAGAGGGGCCTGAGGCCCACGGGGACCCCACCCCAAGCACCACCCCAAGAGACCTCCGGGTGTTGACGTCCTCCCTCTCTGTCGTTTTTTTCGTTTCTAGGAGGTGCTCGCATGGGTTCTGCGCCTAGGAAATTGCGTGCTGTGGCGCCTGATGAGACGCCGGATCCGCCGAAGATTTTGTCTCTGGCTGAGGCGATCGAGCTCGGTGACTATCTGCAGATTCTTCTTGCTCAGCGTCGGGAGATCGTGACGTCGTTGCCGGAGGAGCGCGGCCCGGCGAAGGCTGCTTTGCACCGTCAGTTGTCGTTGATCTCGAAGGAGATCGAGGCGTTGGTGTCGCGGGATTCGGATGAGGCTGAGGGTGGCGCGAATGTCGAGGACGGGGAGTTCGACGCGGAAGCCATCTGAGCTGAAGCTGTCTGAGGTTGCTCGGCATGTGGTGTTCCCGAAGAACATCGCTTCGACGGTGTGGCCGCGGGTGGTTGCTCAGTGCGCTGCGATGGGCGTTTCGTTCGATGCGTGGCAGCACGGCATTGGGATGGTTGCCCTCGGCAAGTTGAAGAACGGCAAGTACGCTGCGACTGTCGGCGGCGTTGTTCTCAGCATCCCGCGCCAGGTGGGGAAAACCTTCCTGGTGGGCATGATGATCATCGCCCTGTGTGTGTTGTTCCCGAACCTCACCGTGCTGTGGACGGCGCACCGGACGAGGACGTCGACGATGACGTTCAAGACGATGCAGGGCATGGTTCGCAAGAAGAAGATCCGTGTGCATCTGGCTGCTATCCGCAACGATGGCATCCGGTCGACGAATGGTGAGCAGGAGATCCGTTTCAAGAACGGTTCGGTGATCATGTTTGGCGCCCGCGAGGCTGGGTTCGGGCGCGGGTTCGATTCGGTCGACGTGGAGGTGTTCGACGAAGCGCAGATTCTCACGGAGAAGGCGCTCGAGGACATGGTGCCGGCGGCGAACGCGTCGAAGCAGGCTTCGGGTGCGTTGCTGTTCTTCATGGGCACCCCGCCGCGGCCGACTGATCCTGGTGAGGAGTTCACGAACCGCCGGGCGAAGGCGCTGGACGGCACGGCGAAGAACATGGTGTACGTCGAGCTTTCGGCGGAGGCTGATGCTGATCCTGACGATCTGGAGCAGTGGGCGAAGGCGAACCCTTCGTTTCCGCATCGGACGCCGGTTGAATCCATGCAGCGCATGCGCGCGAACCTGACTGACGATGACTCGTTCAAGCGCGAGGCGTTGGGCATCTGGGATGCGTTGACGTCGAAGCAGGTCATTGACGAGGTTTCGTGGTCGAACGCTGCAGATGCATCGTCGATGGCGATTGATCGCCTGACGATTTCGGTTGAGGTTCCGCCTGGTCGTGGGTATGCGGCTGTTGCTCTTGCTGGTGTGCGTGCTGACGGTCGTTGGCATGTGGAGTTGTACGAGGAGCGTAAGGGCGTCGATTGGGCGATCCCCTACGTCGTCGAGCGTGCCTCGAGGAACCGTCTGCACTCTGTTGTGGTTGATGAGCTGTCTGGGCTTGTCGAGGAGCGTCGTGGTCGCCATTACCTGATTGGCACTGACGTCTTGGTGACGTTGGCGGCGAGGGAGGGCAAGGACATGGCGATCGCTTGCTCGAAGTTCTATGACGGCATTTTGGATGGTTCGGTGTTCCACACGGATCAGCCGCAGGTGAATGTGGCGTTGTCGGTTGCGACGAAGCGTCCGCTTGCTGGTTCGTGGGCGTGGAACCGTAAGGATGCCATGTCGAACATCAGTCCGATCGTCGCGGAAACTCTTGCCCTTTGGGGTGCTCAGAATGACAACGTGAAGCGTCCTACGCGGCGCACTACTTCGAGGACGGCGGTGATGCTTTGACGTACGAGAAGATCACTGTCCCGGGGCTGACAGAGGACGAGAACGGCACGCTGAACACGCTTGCGGAGCAGCTCGAGTCGAAGCGGCGCCGGAATGAGCTGCGTTCGGCGTACTACGACGGCAAGCGGGCGATCACGAGCATTGGTGGCGTCATCCCGCCGCAGTATGCGCAGATCGGTATCGCGCTCGGCTGGGCGGCGAAGGGTGTCGATGGGCTTGCTCGTCGTTGCAACTTGGACAAGTTCGTTTGGACTGATGGTGACCTGGATCAGCTTGGGATGTCTGAGCTCGAGGACAGCAACTTTCTGTTGTCCGAGATCGCGCAGGCTCGCACTGATTCGCTGATTCACGGCGTCTCGTACTTGGTGACGACGCGTGGTGCTGACGGTGAGCCGGCTGCGCTGGTGCATGCGCGTGATGCTCTGAGTGCGACTGGCGAGTGGAATGTTCGTACTCGTCGGCTGCAGAACCTGCTCTCGGTGACGAGCCGCAAGGACAACAGGATCGACGGCTTCGTGCTGTACCTCGACCGGCTGACGATCGCTGCAGATGTCGTTGACGGCAAGTGGCAGGTTTCGCGGTCTGAGCATTCGTTCGGGGTGCCGGCTGAGCCTCTTGTGTATCGTCCGCGTTCTTCGCGTCGGATGGGAAAGAGCAGGATCAGCCGACCGTTGATGTCGCACCAAGATTCTGCTCTGCGCGCTCTGGTGCGTCTTGAGGCGCACATGGACATCTACACGATCCCGAAGCTCATTCTGTTGGGTGCTGACGAGGGGATCTTCAAGAACGCTGATGGGACATCGAAGACGTCCTGGCAGGTTGCTTTGGGTCGCGCGTTCGGAATCCCGGACGACGAAGAGGCCACGAACCCGCGGGCCGATGTGAAGCAGTTCTCCGCCGAGTCTCCTGAACCGCACCTCGCTGACCTGAATGCGCTGGCGAAGTTGGCGGCGCGCGAGACTGATCTGCCCGATGCTGACTTCGCGTTGAGCGATATGGCGAACCCGACGAGTGAGGGTTCGTACATTGCAGGCCGCGACAATCTGATTGCTGAGGCCGAGGGTGCGATGGACGACTGGTCCATCTCGATCCGGCGCAGTGTCACTACGGCGTTGGCTATCCAGAATGGCGAGTCGAGTGTGCCCGAGAGTTGGGCTTCGATCGATACGAAGTGGCGTTCGCCGTTGTACCTGTCCCGTTCCGCCGCTGCTGATGCGGGTGCGAAGCAGATCGGTGCTGTGCCGTGGCTTGCTGAGACTGAGGTTGGTCTTGAGCTGCTGGGGCTTGATGAGCAGCAGATCAAGCGGGCGATGGCTGACAAGCGGAAGGCTTCGGGGCGTGCTGTGCTAGCTGCCCTGCAGCCGGCTAAGCCTCCGGTGCAGACGGATGTCGGCGCGTGAGTCTCGTGCGGCTCTGCAACTGGTTACGGCTGAGGCTGTCGCGTATGCGGCGGATCTCTCGAACCGTGTTGTGGGGTCGCCTGAGGTGCGCCGAGCTGCGCTGCTCGATGGTGTTCCTGAGCTGATCGGTTACTACTCGGAGGGTTCGGCGGCGTTGGCTGCTGACTTCTACGAGGAGGAGCGCGAGCTCGCTGAGGTTCGGTCGCGGTTCACGGCTGAGGCGGTGGTGCTCGATCGTACGGTGAAGATTCGGCGGGCTATCGCTTGGTCGACAGCGCCGTGGTTCGACGAATCAGGTGACTCTGCTGAAGGGCGGCTGGCGGAGGTTGTGCAGCTTGAGACGGCTCGACCGTATCGGGACACGATCACGTCGAACCGTCGTCAGGATCCGGATGCAGTGGGTTGGCGCCGGGTGACAGCCGGCGGCTGCAAGTTCTGTCGGATGCTCGCTGACCGTGGAGCTGTCTACAAAGCAGATACGGCCCGCTTCGCTGCCCATACCAATTGTCACTGCGTCGCCCAGCCAGTCTTCACGACCAATGACACAGGAGTTGAGGCGTCCGTTGTCCAGTACCGGGCATCGCGTCGCTCGAGGAGCCCGGAGCAGCGTGCTGCGCTCCGTGAGTACCTCGACTCCTTCTACTAAGACTTCCCCGAATTGGGGAGAGCGCTACGGCCGCGTTTCAAGGCCGGTCTGATGTCCGACGGGACAGAAACGGAGAACCGGAATGCCCGAGAACGAAGCAACCTCTACCGGCACTGAGACTGGCGCTGATGGGGGTGGGCAGCAGGAACAGTCGCTCACACAGGCTGACGTTGATCGCATTGTCAAGGACCGCGTAGCACGCGTCCAGGCGAAGTATGCGGACTACGAAGAGCTGAAGGTGAAGGCAGAGGGCGCGAAGACCGTCGAGGAGAAGCTTGCTGAGCTTGAGGGCAAGTATTCGGCGGCTGAAGCTCGTGCTCTGCGCAGCGATGTGGCCGCGAAGTATGGCCTGAGCGTGGAAGACCGCGACCTGTTCTTGACCGGTACGGATGAGGCAACTCTGACGGCGCAGGCGAAGCGTCTCGCTGATCGAGAAGCAGACCGGAAGAAGCAAGGCAATGTTGCACCCAAGGAGGGTGCGACGGACACGACTGGTGGACCGAGCAAGGATCTTCGTGAGTTCACGAAGGGCTTGTTCGGCGCTGCCGACTAACCGAAAGGCACAATCATGGTTGCACTCGCAACTGGATCGCTCTCGATCCCAAAGCAGAAGCTTGACCCGTGGCTGGGCAAGATCCAGTGCCCGAGAGTTGGGCTTCGATCGATACGAAGTGGCGTTCGCCGTTGTACCTGTCCCGTTCCGCCGCTGCTGATGCGGGTGCGAAGCAGATCGGTGCTGTGCCGTGGCTTGCTGAGACTGAGGTTGGTCTTGAGCTGCTGGGGCTTGATGAGCAGCAGATCAAGCGGGCGATGGCTGACAAGCGGAAGGCTTCGGGGCGTGCTGTGCTAGCTGCCCTGCAGCCGGCTAAGCCTCCGGTGCAGACGGATGTCGGCGCGTGAGTCTCGTGCGGCTCTGCAACTGGTTACGGCTGAGGCTGTCGCGTATGCGGCGGATCTCTCGAACCGTGTTGTGGGGTCGCCTGAGGTGCGCCGAGCTGCGCTGCTCGATGGTGTTCCTGAGCTGATCGGTTACTACTCGGAGGGTTCGGCGGCGTTGGCTGCTGACTTCTACGAGGAGGAGCGCGAGCTCGCTGAGGTTCGGTCGCGGTTCACGGCTGAGGCGGTGGTGCTCGATCGTACGGTGAAGATTCGGCGGGCTATCGCTTGGTCGACAGCGCCGTGGTTCGACGAATCAGGTGACTCTGCTGAAGGGCGGCTGGCGGAGGTTGTGCAGCTTGAGACGGCTCGACCGTATCGGGACACGATCACGTCGAACCGTCGTCAGGATCCGGATGCAGTGGGTTGGCGCCGGGTGACAGCCGGCGGCTGCAAGTTCTGTCGGATGCTCGCTGACCGTGGAGCTGTCTACAAAGCAGATACGGCCCGCTTCGCTGCCCATACCAATTGTCACTGCGTCGCCCAGCCAGTCTTCACGACCAATGACACAGGAGTTGAGGCGTCCGTTGTCCAGTACCGGGCATCGCGTCGCTCGAGGAGCCCGGAGCAGCGTGCTGCGCTCCGTGAGTACCTCGACTCCTTCTACTAAGACTTCCCCGAATTGGGGAGAGCGCTACGGCCGCGTTTCAAGGCCGGTCTGATGTCCGACGGGACAGAAACGGAGAACCGGAATGCCCGAGAACGAAGCAACCTCTACCGGCACTGAGACTGGCGCTGATGGGGGTGGGCAGCAGGAACAGTCGCTCACACAGGCTGACGTTGATCGCATTGTCAAGGACCGCGTAGCACGCGTCCAGGCGAAGTATGCGGACTACGAAGAGCTGAAGGTGAAGGCAGAGGGCGCGAAGACCGTCGAGGAGAAGCTTGCTGAGCTTGAGGGCAAGTATTCGGCGGCTGAAGCTCGTGCTCTGCGCAGCGATGTGGCCGCGAAGTATGGCCTGAGCGTGGAAGACCGCGACCTGTTCTTGACCGGTACGGATGAGGCAACTCTGACGGCGCAGGCGAAGCGTCTCGCTGATCGAGAAGCAGACCGGAAGAAGCAAGGCAATGTTGCACCCAAGGAGGGTGCGACGGACACGACTGGTGGACCGAGCAAGGATCTTCGTGAGTTCACGAAGGGCTTGTTCGGCGCTGCCGACTAACCGAAAGGCACAATCATGGTTGCACTCGCAACTGGATCGCTCTCGATCCCAAAGCAGAAGCTTGACCCGTGGCTGGGCAAGATCCAGAACGGCTCCACCGTCGCCACGCTCTCGGACCAGACCCCGATGACGTTCGGCGAGGGCGAGTCGTGGACGTTCGACATCGGCGAGGCCGAGTACGTCGCTGAAGGAGCGCAGAAGGGCGCTTCGACGGTCACCCCAACCACGAAGTCGGTCAAGCCCTTCAAGTTCCACAAGACACTTCGTTTCAACGAAGAGGTTCAGTGGGCCGACGAGGACCGTCAGCTTGAGGTCGTGGACGAGATCCTCGCTCTCATCCAGCCGGCGCTCTCGCGTGCGCTCGACTTCGGCGTGTTCCACGAGATCAACCCGACTGGTGGCGCTGTCGTTGCTGCCATGAACGGTGGCATCACTGACACCACCAACCTTGTCGAGTACGCGGCGGCCGACAAGCCGTACGTCAGCCTCGACGCGGCCGACAACCTGGTTCTCGCGGATGGTTTCGTGCCCCGCGACATCGCGCTCGACCCGACGTACGCTGCGAAGTTCTCTTCGCTGCGCGGGATCAACTCCGAGCAGAAGCTGTACCCCAACTTCCGCCTCGGCATCGAGACCAGCGAGCTCGACGGTCACCGCGCTTCCGTGTCGAACACGGTCCGCGGCACTGGCGTCCTCGCGGTGGACACGAAGGTTCTCGGCTTCGTCGGTGACTTCTCGGCCATCCGTTGGGGCATCCAGAAGTCGATCGGCCTCGAGCTGATCAAGTACGGCGACCCGGACGGCGGCGGTGACCTCAAGCGCAACAACCAGGTCGCGTTCCGCGCTGAGGTTGTCTACGGCTGGGGTATCGCTGACCTCAACGCGTTCGCCAAGATCCACGACCTCGTCTGATCGTGGTTCGTCTGAAGAACGTCACGACAGGTGCTGTCGTGAGTGTTCCTGAGGAGAAGGCCGCACGGCTTGGGTCTGAGTGGGAGCCGGCGGAAACGCCGGTGAAGCGCGGTCCTGGTCGTCCGAAGAAGTCCGACGAGTCCTAACTAGGGAAAGGGGGCGGTCATGGCTGTGACTCCCAGCATGATTGCGGTTGCTCTCGGGCAGGCCGCCCCCGAACCTGGCTCGGTTACTGAGCAACAGTGGGAGATGTGGATCGCCGACGCTTACATGCTGATCGAGGATCGGCGTGTTTCGTTCACTCCGCCTCGTGAGGTTGATGAGGCGAAGATCGATTACGCGGTGCGGCAGGCTGTTGTATCGCATGTCAAGAAGCCGGATGACGCCACGCAGGTGACGGTGTCGGTGGATGACGGGTCGACGTCGAAGACGTTTCAGTCGGGCCGCGGCCGTGTGACGGTCGATGAGTGGTGGACGTTCCTGGGCCTGCTGGATGAGACGTCCGGTGCGTTCTCGGTTGACATGCTCGGGTTCGCGAACGTTCATCTTCCGTGGTGTGCGTCGATGTTCGGTGCCTTGTACTGCTCGTGCGGGGTGGACATCGCCGGCACGCCCATCTATGAGGGCGGCGAGCTGTGAGCCTCGGGCAGGACATCGACGCGACTCTGCCGTTCCTTCGGGGGCAGGCTGAGTCGCGGATGAAGGAGACTGTTGTGTTCTCCCGGGTGACCGGTGAGGTGACGACGGATCCTGAGACGCTCGAGGTTGTTGAGGTTCGCGAGACGGTCGCTACGACGGTGGCGCGGATCAAGTACCGGACGTTGAACGTGCAGGACCGCGACCAGGGGACTCAGCTGATTGCTCTGCAGTCGCCTGAGGTGCATGTGCCGTTCGGTTCGGCACCAATGGTGCGCACGGATGACCGGGTGCAGGTCATTGGGTCGGAGGATCCGACGTTGGTTGGTCGGCTGTTCCGGGTGACTGGGCGTCCGCAGGCGGGGCAGACGACGGCGCATCGTTTTCCGGTGGAAGAGATCAGCTAGGAGCGGTCATGGCGAGCATCGAGTTCGATTTCTCTGAGGTGTCGTCGTTGGTCGCTGCGATTGAGGGTGCTCCGGAGGAGGCGATCCCGAAGATCCGTCAGGCTGTGGAGATCACGGCACGTCATGTGAAGGATGACTGGCGTGATGATGCTCGCCGGCAGAACCGTGGTGCGGCGAGGTATTACGCGGGTTCCATCGATTACGACATGGAGCTCAACACTGACGGTGAGATTGGTGCTGAGGTTGGTCCGAAGCCTGGCGGTCGTTGGGCGCAGGGTTCGTTTGGTTTCCTCGAGGATGCTCCTGGTGGTGTTGGTGCTCGTCCGCAGAAGTCGGGTCAGAAGGCTGCGCGGAAGAACGAGGATGACTTCCAGCGTGGTCTAGAGCGGGCGGTGGCTGATGTCCTCGAGTAGGCCGCATTATCTGGCTGTGAAGTCGATGATCCAACGGGATGCGGCGTTGGCTGTGTCTGAGGTGATTCGGCTGAACGCTGACGGGAACCCGTACCGCGGTTCATACGTCATCTTGTGGCCGGCTGGTCCGGAGACGATTGATGATGGCCGGTTGTCGAAGAATCAGGCGACCGATTCGGATGCCGAGTATGTGATGGATGGCCAGTGTGTTGCCGTCGATGCGCTCGGTGTGTTGAGCGTGATGGATCGTCTGGTTGCTCAGGTGATTGGTCAGCGTCCTGTGGTTGACGGTCGTAACTGTGATCCGATCCGCGTGACGGTTGACCCGGTCGACATCGACTCGAAAGTCCTTCCGCCGTTGTTCTATGCCCGGTTCGAGCTGTCGTTCTGGTCCCGGCGCCCCTGACCTTACCCCTCTACTTACCCCGCCTTGTGCGGGGTTTTCGTGTTTAAGGAGACCCGATGTCTGCAGAGATCGTGACCGTCTACGACAAGGACGGAAATGAGGCCCGAGTGAGCCGCGAATGGCTCGACCGTTGGCCCGATGACTTCACGGAGAAACCTCCCGTGAGTAAGGCCGCGTCCGCGGCACACAAGAAGAAGGAGATCACTGATGGCGCTTGAAACCGCTGAAGCATCAGTAGCGTCCGATGGCAATCTCCGGATTGCTTTCGTGCCGTCTGGAAATGCCAAGTCTGTTGCCGTCCTGGCTGCAGTGACCACGAAGGCTCTGACGTACTCGCTGACCCCGTCTGGGTTCAACCGGGCGATCACGGAGAACTCGATCGATGACCCGCGTCTGACGCTGAAGATCACGCTGTCGCGTCCTGGTACGACGACGCAGACGCTCGAGCTGCAGTACGTCTACGGCGGCGGCGCTGAGGTGGCGCGTCCGGCACTCACCGAGGGAACTTCCGGGTTCCTGGTGGTGCGGTACAGCCTCGCGAACGCAACGGATTGGGCGGTCGGCCAGAAGGTCGACGTCATCCCGATCCTCGCGGGTAAGCAGCGCAAGGACGCTCCGACTGCGAACGGGATCCAGACGATCACGCAGTCGTTCTACGTCACCGGCATCCCGGAGGACGACGCGCTGACTGTGGCGTAACGGTTCCTGCGCGGGCGGTCCCACCAGAGCCGCCCGCGCAGGTCTCAACTACATCTGGTGAATCTGGTGAAGGAGTAACACTGTGGTGACTTTTCAGGAGCGGTTGGCTGCGCGGAAGAATGCGCGCCCGTTCAAGGATGTTCAGGTGCTGTTGGATGATCATCTGCAGGGTGAGCGTGAACGGCTCGAGGCTGAACTGGCGAAGCTCGGGAACCGGGACGACAAGCGATTGGCGTCGAAGTCGCCGGCTGAGGAGATTCAGGAGAAGATCGACGCCCTGTACAAGGACGACGATGGTCTCATCACGTTGCGGTTCCGTCGCATCCCTGGGAACGTGTGGGCGCGGCTGACGTCCCGCAATCCTGCCCGTCTGGATTCGCCGGTTGACCGTCAGTACGGCTACAACATCGACGGCGTCTGCGAGGCCGCTGTCCGGTACGTGGACGCTGATGGTGCCGCGTATGCGTGTGTGATCGACAACGGTGAAGAGATCACGTTGAAGGTCGAAGAGAAGACGATCCACAACCAGAAGCCCGTGGACGAGTGGGGCGACCTGCTCGCGGGCCTGACTGGTACGGAAGTTCAGGACATCCGTGATGCGGTGTGGGAGCTCAACGAGTATTCGACGCAGAAGCGTATCGCTGAACTGGTAAAAGCCTCAGGAGCAGCGACGCGCTCCTAGCTGATGTGGCTCTTGCCGCGCGTCTCGGAGTCGCCCCTCGGCGACTTTGGGGGTGGGAGCCTTCGACGTTGACGGAGCACGTCTATGAGGACGGTGTTCTGGTGGGGACGGTTTCGTTCCCTGAGCCGGAGTTTGACGACGAGCAACGTTCGTTGTTGCTGGCGTACGAGATTCACCAGTCGCAGTTGGGGCCGCATGGGTTCCTGATGCCGGAGACGACGTCTCCTGATGCTGACCCGAACAACCCGGAGGGCACGGTCCGTTTCTACGCGGATTCGGTGCCGACTGTGGACTACGCCGAGAAGGCGAAGCGGAACGCGGAAGACGCGTACCGGAAGAGCTACCCGGATGCCGACATGGCCGGCCTGATCTTCCGGGTGCACCGCGAAGAGCGAAACCTGCCGGTTACGACGGATGCCCCCTAGGCCGAAGTCCAGGGGGCATCTCGTCTGGGGGTGCTAGGCGGGTGGAATTACTGTGTACCCGCGCCGCCGCATCTCGTCGGCTACGATGCCGGCGAGCATGGAGTCTTCCATCTCTGCCATGCGTTTCTGCATCTCGATCCGGTAGGGTTCGATGTCTAACCGCGTCGTGATCCCGGCATCTCCGTCGAGGCCAACGTCCCAGTATCCAATCCGGTCTACGCCGGGTTTCGCCTGGTACGAGATTCGTTCGTCGCTCATGAATCCTCCGTCCTCAGCAGATAGCGTTGTCCGTCCTCCGTTGCGATCCACCAGGAGGGCGGCACGGATTCGAACTTGATCGGGGCCGTGATCTCGTGGTTGTCCCACTGGTCACCGGTCCACTTTTCGATGCCGTTCATGATTCCTTGGAACGCCCACACGGGCATGCTGATCGTGATGATTTCGTTCTGCGGACTGGCGTTTGTGTTCGGGCTCATCGGTTCTTCCCTTTCGCGTGCTTCGTGGAGCTATCGGAGGATCGGTTCCCAAGTGTCACCCGTACGGATGCAGAGCGCGGATTCGTGGTTCCACCAGTCTTCCTGAACAGCGACGGGCGTATCTGCTTCGTACTTCTCCAGCAGTGCAATCAACTCGCTAGCGCTCATCGCTTCTTCCCTTTCGCGTACTTGGTGAGTGCGTCCACGACTACGTCGGTGAGCGTCTTCCCCTCCGCCTCGGCGCGTTCCTGTGCGGCTGTCTTCAACGCCGTGGGTATGCGGAACGTGGAAGTGGGCGTCTTGGGCTTGTTCGGCACAGTCGTCATTCACTTCGTTTAAGTCGGTCGATCAGGGCACGGATGATCTCGGCGTACTCCACGAGTTTGCTGGCTGGAACCGAGTAGGCGAAGCCGTCGTCCTTCTGTGCCCCACTATCGGCGATGTTGTTCGCTCTTTCGATTAGCTCGGCATTTGTTGACTCAGTTCGTGTCATTCGCTTACTCCAAATCCTCGGGGTGTCGTTACGCCAACTCTACCACCGTGTACCGACACCGTCCACTGATTCCACCCAACCCGCCCCGCCATTGTGCGGGGCTTTCGAGTTACTGACAGATCGGAGAAATCGTGGCCGATCGTGTCGTACGTGTACGCCTCACCGCTCAGGTCGCTGAGTACGTGCAGGGCATGGAGCAGGCCGCGGATAGCACCCGTCGGGTGGGTGATGCTGCAGCATCGTCGGCTGAGCGGGCCAGGGCAATGGACACCGTCGGCAAGTCGATGCTCGCCATCGGGACGATCGCCGCGGTGGCTGTGGGTATCGCGGTTTCGAAGTTCATGGAGTTCGACGCAGCGATGTCGAATGTTGAGGCTGCGACGAACGAGTCCGCGGACAACATGAACCGGTTGCGTGAGGCTGCCCTGGATGCTGGTGCTCGGACGGTGTTCTCGGCTACTGAGGCCGCGAACGCGATTGAGGAGTTGGGGAAGGCTGGCGTTTCGACGCAGGACATCCTCGACGGTGGCCTCGACGGCGCCCTCGACTTGGCTGCGGCCGGCGGGCTTGGTGTTGCTGAGGCTGCTGGTATCGCTGCCGTCGCGTTGAAGACGTTCGGTCTTCGCGGGACGGACATGTCCCATGTCGCTGACCTGCTCGCTGCTGGTGCGGGTAAGGCGATGGGTGACGTCACGGACCTGTCCGCCGCCTTGAATCAGGCTGGTCTGGTTGCTGAGGGTACGGGTCTGTCGATTGAGGAGACCACTGCTGGGCTGGCTGCGTTCGCGTCTGCGGGCCTGTTGGGGTCGGATGCTGGTACGTCGTTCAAGTCGATGTTGCAGCGCCTCACACCGCAGTCTGCGGAAGCCAAGTCCAAGATGGAAGAGCTCGGGATTTCGGCGTACGACGCGCAGGGCCAGTTCGTTGGCCTGTCTGCGTTCGCCGGCAACCTCAAGGACTCCCTGAAGTCGTTGACGCCGGAGCAGCGGAATGCTGCCCTCGCGGTGATCTTCGGTTCGGATGCTGTGCGTGCTGCGAACGTCTTGTACAACGAGGGCGCTGAGGGCATTGACGAGTGGACGACTGCGGTCAACGATCAGGGGTACGCATCGGAGCAGGCCGCGAAGCGTCTCGACAACCTGTCTGGTGACGTTGAGGCGCTCGGTGGCGCGTTCGACACGGCTCTGATTCGTACTGGGTCGGCGGCGAACGAGTCACTGCGTCAGATCGTGCAGTCCGCGACTGGTGTCGTGGACGCCATCGGAAACCTGCCTGGCCCTGTTCTCGGCGTTGGTCTCGCGCTCGGTGGCGTCATCGCAGTCATCGGCCTGGTGGGTGGCGCCGCTTTGGTGGCTATCCCGAAGATCGCGGAGTTCAAGGCGGCAATGGCAACCCTGAACCTCAGCGGTGGCCGTGCAGCTCTCGGACTTGGTCTGGCGTCGGGTGCGCTGCTTGCTGCTGGGGTGGCGTTCTCGATCTGGGCCGCACGTCAGGCTGAGGCCGTGTCGCAGTCGAACGAGTTCCAGGACTCTCTGGACAAGTCGACTGGCTCCCTCACGGATTACACCCGCAACTTGGTGTCGAAGAAGCTCGCCGAGAAGGGTGCTTACGAGGCGGCGAGGGAAGCTGGGGTCAGCCAGAGGGAACTCACGGATGCAGTCATTGAGGGCGGAGACGCGCTCGATAGCGTGCTGAAGAAGTTCGGCGACAACAACACCCCTGTGACGTTCTTCACTGGTGTGGGTATCCGCGCCGGTAACGCGTCACAAGCGGTTCGTGACCTCAACAACGATCTGGACACCGGCAAACAAAATTTCAAGGACCAGGCTGCTGCTGCTGACGATTCCGCGAAGTCGCTCGAGCAGATTCAGGGTGTCGCGGTCGAGACGTCGGATGCGGTCAATGACCTGTCCGACGACATCCGCAACTTCGGGTCGGCACAGTTCGACGTCGAGGAATCCACGGCTGGGCTGTACGAGGCGTTCGATTCCTTGAAAGAGAACTTGGACGCCGGTTCGGCATCGCTCGATGTGACGACTGAGGCTGGCCGGCAGACGCAGTCAGCGATGTTGGACACTGCTCGAGCTGCGAACGAGAACGCTGCAGCGATCGCTGCGGTGGGTGGCACGAACGATGAGATCGCTGGTGCTTTGAATGCTGGGCGTCAGCGGATCATCGACGCCCGTATTGCCCTCGGTGATTCGGCTCAGGCTGCCCAGGTGTACGCGGACAAGCTCATCGCTACTCCCGCGACCGTGCAGACATCAGTGACACTGAACGGGACGGATGCCGCGATTGCGAATCTCGACCGTGTGAAGCAGGCCATCCGAGACACCATCAACCTCATCAACAGCATGCCGCTCTTTGGTGGTAGTGCTGGCGGGTCGCAGTCTGGTCGCGCTTCCGTCGCTCAGGCAAACGGTGGCGTTCTCGACTTCTACGCGAACGGTGGACTGCGCGAGAACCACGTGGCGCAGATCGCCCCTGCCGGTTCGTTCCGGGTGTGGGCTGAACCAGAGACTGGCGGTGAGGCGTACATCCCGTTGGCTCCGGCGAAGCGTGCACGGTCGTTGGACATTTGGCAGGAGACAGGTCGACGGCTCGGGGTTGATGGTTACGCGGGCGGGGCATGTACGCCCCGGACCGGTACATGAGCGCATCGTCGGGCACACCGCAGATCAGCATCAGCGCACCAATCATGACCCCGCAGGGCGACCTGATCGGGCTCGTTGAGGGTGTGGTTGAGAGCGGACTGACGATGACGTTCGCGGCACAGAAGCAGGCTCGAGGGTCTGGCTATAGGACGGGGATCTGATGCCTGAGGACGGTCTCTATGGTGTCCCAGGTGGGGCGATTCTGGTTGAGCCGGGACTGTATTCCACGTCGAACTTTGTGGAGTCCCCAATCCCTGGCTTGTACGAGGTGATGGGTCCGTTGATGGTGACGGCGTTGCCTGACGCTGACCCGTCGCCTCGTATCCGGATTGACCTGGATGGGTTGCCGGCGAACGCGCGTGTGACGGTGTTCCGGTTCTGGGATTCCTCCGAGGGCACCGTCCGTGGTGCGTTGGATGCGTTCGCTGATGGCAGCTTCACGATCATCGACTACGAAGCACCCATCGGCACTCCGGTGTCGTATCGGGCGGCGATCTACGTTGATGGGGAGTTCGTGGAGTACACGAACACTGCGACGGCCACGCTGACGGAGGATCCGTCGTATGCGTGGGTGTCTGACCCGTTGGCTCCGGGGCGTGCTGTGCGGGTGGAGTTGCGGACCGATTTCGCGGAGAAGTTGACGCGGCGTCGGGAAGTTACGAAGCACCGTGTTGGGTTCCGGACGATCGCGTTGTCTGGGCCGATGGGGTTGCTCGAGAACGTGCAACTGTCGTCGCAGGTGAAGACGCTTGAGGATGCTGCGAAGTATCAGGAAGTCCTCGACGCTGATGTGGTGTTGGTGCGTGCACCGAAGCTGCTCAGGTTGCCGGTGCTGCTGTACGTGTCCATTGAGACGGTGAATGAAATCGCTCAGGACGTGCAGTACGGCGGCGGCTGGGTGGTGTGGGACATCGCAGCTGATGAGGTTTCCCCGTCACCGCTGAACATCACCATCCCCGTTGTCACGTACGGGACCTACTCGGCGGTGTTCCCCACGTACGCCGACTTCAACGCTGCGTACTCAACGTATGTCGATGCTCTTCGAAACCCACCGGGGGACTAATGGTGCTGCAGCTTGAACCTGAACTCCTCGCCGCGTTGGAGGAGAACCACGAACCCGGTTGGCGCGCGGACGCGTTCTACGGTCCCACGCTGACGGCCGCGGATGTGCCGTTGACGTGGGATGGGTCGTTGACGTTCGCTGGTGACGCGCAGGTGCAGGGTCGCGGGACGGTTCGGCTGGCTCGCGACAATGACTCGCTGGTGCCGAAAGCGAAGACTGACCCGTTGGCGCCGTTCGGTCAGGAACTGGCGATCACCCGCACGGTGACGGTCGGTTCGAAGACGTGGGACATCCCGATGGGGCGGTTCCGCATTTTCGAGGTGCCGTCGATGCGCGAGTACCTGCGGCTGTACCCGTCGCAGGCTCAGGTCATCGGGTGGGATGCTGAACTGTCCCTCCGCGACCGCTTCGAAGCGATCATCGCCGACGACTTCCTGCAGACCGAAGCCCCGAAGCCTGGGAACACGGTGTGGCAGGAGATCCGCCGGCTGTCCCCGTACCCCATAGTGCAGTCGCTTCCGGATACGACGATCCCTGCCGGGGTGGCGTACAAGTCCCGCATCGACGCCATTGAGGTGTTGATGGCGGCGTTGGGCGGGGTCCCCCACCTGACCCGCCAGGGCGCGTTGACCGCCCGACCCGCGGACGTGTGGTTGACGGCGACGGAACCGGTGGCGACGGTGAAAGGTGTCATCGACCTGGACGACTCGTTGTCGATGGACTTCTACAACCAGGTGCAGGTGACGTCCTCCACGGGCGGTAATGATCTGGTCGCTGTGGCACGCATCACGGACATGTCGAACCCGATCGCGGTTGGCCGGCCGATCGGTGGCCGCACCTACCGGTATTCGTCTCCGCTGTTGGACACGCAGGCGAAGGTGAACGCTGCCGCGAAGACGGTTCTCGCTCGAGTGTCGGGGCGTCAGTCGCGTGCGGTTCGGGTGTCGTGTCTTCCTCGCCCTGACTTGGAGCTCGGCGACTACATCGAGGTTGTCGATGAGGCCCAGGGTCGTGAGGTGGTTGGGGAGGTGACGTCGATGACGTTCCCGATGAATCCGACTGATGCGATGACGGTGGAGCTGATCGCTGCGGAGACACGATGAGTGCGCTCGCTGACATGGTGCGGAAGGACGCTGAGACGCAGGAGGCGGCGAATGCTGCAGCCCGCCAAGGCATGTCGTCGTACACGCAGGGTGTGTGTATGTCGGTCGACTGGGCGAACTCGTTGGTGGTGGCGAACATCAAGGGTGCTGAGGTTTCGGTACCGATGGTGGGTTCCGCCCCGTTCCCCGCAGACCGAGTACTGATCGGGTATCTGGGTGCACTGCCGGTGTGTTTGGGTCCGATCCCGAAGTCTTCGACGGGAACGGTTACTGCTGACCCGGTTGGGTCGCTGGTGGCTGTGACCACCGACGATTCACAGGCACGCGTTCTGCCGTTCGTGCAGGGGTACGTGCCGGCTCTCGGCCACCGGGTGATTGTTGATTGGCCGGCGAACGGTGTGGTCATCGGTCAGATCTCAGCCGACCCTGCAGGTGTGATCCCTGTGGTCCCTCCCTCTGCTGGCGTTGCGCCATCGGGTGGGTCTGGGGTGTTCTTGCCGACCGACTCGGCGACGTGGCGTGGCGGCTGGGTGGACAACCTGTTCGGGGTGTCTGAGTCGCGGCGGGGGTTCTACTGGTACGGGTTCCAGATCAGGGACACGATCCCGAACACGGCAACGATCAACAGTTTCGGGATGACCGTCCAGGAGGACTGGAACCGGCTGTCGAATGTGACATTGACGCTCCACAGCGATTCGTCGCGCACTGGTGCACCGCCGAACCCGTTGGACACGTTCAACGTCTCGGGCGGGTCTGGCCTGAAACCTCTCCCCCTGCCGTGGGCTGCCGCTCTGCGTGATGGAACGGCGTTCGGTATCGGGTCGGTCGAGGACTCCGGGTACCTGCAGTGGCAGTCGTCGGCGACGTCTGGTGGGTTGTCCATCAGCTGGTCGTAACCCTCTTTCCTGTTCGTTCTGTCGCGCCTCCATCGTGGGGCGCTTTTTCTTTGGAGGTTTCATGGCTGGCACGACACCGAAGGGTTTGCCGACTCGGGCGAACACGGACCCGGCTGACTTTGCTGCGGACTTGACGGCGATCGCGAATGCGGTTGGCGATGAGCTGGATGTTGCCGTCCCGACGCCCTCTGATCTTCCTGCGCTCGGTAACTGGCTGGGACGACAGCGAAGCGTTGCCGGTAAGGGCGTGTATGAGGTCACAGCGCTCCCCGGGACCTGGACGCCTGTGGGTGTGCAACTGCTGGGGAACAACGGGCTGATGGCTGGTTCTGGCTCTCCGCGGGCTGCGTTCATGCAGACCGGGTATCAGGTGGTTACGACGTCGGGTTCTGGTGGTTTCACGCTGCCGTTCCCGACACCGTTCCCGAATGGTGTGTTGGCGATGTCGGTGGTGAACGGTGACCCGGACGCGACACCCGGGTATTCGGTTGGTGTGATTGTCGGGTCGGTTTCGGCGTCTCAGTTCGGCATCCGCGTGCGTAACGCGGCTGGTGCTGCGTTCGCTGGTTCGTATCGGCTCATCTGGACAGCTTGGGGGTGGTGAGTATGACGATCAGCGCACTCACCACACAGGCGTACGTCACACCGCAGAAGTCCTCTCGAGGCGGGCGGACCATCGACCGGTTCATCCAGCACCACGCGGTGTCTCGGGACTGGCGTGCCGTGCTCGGGCTGATGATGGGCGCGAAGGAAGTGTCCGCGAACTACATCATCGGCAACGACGGCGAGATCATCTCGGTGGTCCCGGAGGAGTTCCGTGCGTGGACGTCTTCGTCTGCTGAGTGGGACGGGCGGGCGATCACCGTCGAGGTGTGCAACGAGACCCTCGCTCCGGCGTACACGATCAGCGCTGCCGCTCAGGAGTCCCTGTCCGCGCTCATGGCTGACGTGTCCAAGCGGTACGGCTTCCCACTGGTCCGTGACGGCGCCGACTCCACAGTCCTCGGGCACCGGGAGCTGTACCAGTTCTACGGCGCCTCCTACGCAACCGCCTGTCCAGGCGGGCTACCCATCGACGCGACCGTGGTTCGCGCGAACACCATCAAAGCGGGCAAACCCGCACCCCGGAAAGAGGAAGACGACATGCCCAAGACGCAGCTCATCCGCAACGCCACACCGACAGACAAGACCTTCGGCCGTGTCGCCGCCGTGAACCCCGCGACGGGCTTCTACTTCGGTCTGCCGAACTGGGAGTACCTGCCGCTGCTAACGAAGTACGGCATCATCGACCAGCCTGTTGGTGCGGACGGTCAGCTCCGGAACCTGGCACCCACTGACGCGCGTGATGTGCCGGCGAACGAGTTCAACTTCGTGACGAACCTCGCAGCCACGGTCCGAGCAGCGAACGAGTCTGCTGGTGCGGTTGATGCGGCCCTTGCTGACGACTTCGCGAAGCTGGCCCCGACGTCTGCCGCGAACGCGATCAAGTAGCCCGCTTCCATCCCGGGAGGGGGATCCCATGTTCAAACGTCTATTCGCCGCGTCCATCTGGGCGTCGGGCAACATCCGGCCTGAGGATTGGCGGTTCCGTGGGATCTTCCGGGTCGTCCTGCCAGTCGGCAACCTCATCTTCCTGTACTTCGGGGTGGTCGGGTTCGTGCGCGGTGTCGGGTCGGTGACGGATGCGACGAACACCACGTACGCGGCATTCTGGTCCGGTGCAATCGCGCTGGCCTCGCTCGCATGTCTGGTGGGGGTCGCGTTCCCGAAGCTCGGGAAGCTCGAGCTGGGAGCGAAGCTCGTCCTCATCGGCTTGGTCGGGTCGTACGTTGCCGTGCTGACGGCTCGGAGCTTCGAGGTGCCCGGATCGCAAGCTACCGCGGGACTCATGTCCGCGCTCGTCGTGCTACCCATCTGGCGTGTCCTCGACCTCGGCATTCAGCTGCGTAAGAGCAAGGCGGTGCGCAAGTGACCGGCGCGGAGATGATCTCCGCCGCCGGCCTCATCGTCACAGCCCTCCTCGGGTTGGGCGTGTACATCAACAATAAGCGCTCGAACCGCACTGCTGAGACCCGCAATCAGGTGGATGCCGGGTCTCAACTGTTCGACAACAACATCGAGCTCGCTGAGTACGTGGACAAGCGCATCGCGATCGCGTTGCAGCCAGTGCAGGCGGAGCTTGACGCGTTCAAGGAATGGAAGAAGTCCACGAACGCGATCATCCGCCGGTTCTTCCGACAGCTCATCACATGGGATCGAAACGGCCGTCAGGGTCAGATGCCGATGCCGTCCGCTGAGGACATGACGCAGCTCGAGATCGAGGATCTGCACTCTGACTGAGCGGACTTCGGAGTGTTCCTACCACCCCGAAGCCCTACCCCTGCAGGAGGGTGAGCGCGAGCTTACCCACTTAAACGACCCACCGATATAGGAGACATCCCCATGAGCCACGCAATCGACAACCCTGTGAAGATCAAAATCCGCCGCGCATGGTCGGACCTGGCCCCGAAGCTGCTCGCGTTCCTGACGGGTGGTACGGCCGCATCAGCGATCGTGTACGCACTCGACAACCACTTCGGCGTGTCCCTCGAACCTGGCCTTGCCGCGCTCGTCGTGACGGTCGCTGCAACGGTCCTCGGCTACTTCGTGAAGGACAACGTCACCGTCAGCCCCGGCCAGGTGCTCGCTGCGTCTGAGATCCGCGTGCAGCACCTTCCCGAGACGTCCGTCTAACCCCCCACCCACTCGTATCCCTTGAAGGGGGCAGCATGGTCAACTATCTCGTATCCGTCGACTCCGTAACGAAGGAGCTGCCCGAGTCCGTCCTCTACGCGCTTCCCTTCTCCCCGAAGACGATCAATGATGCTCGGGTGGACGCCGATCCGGGATCGCCCACGTATGGGAATGTCTGGCTCATTCAGGACGACGGGTCAGAGATCCCTCTGGGAAACCTGATTGGTCCGGCTGGCCCGAATACTGTGCCCACTCAGACCGCCATCGAAACGGTCCTGACCGCACAGAAAGGCGCCACGTCAGGCATTGTTCCAATGGCGACTGGTTCAGACTGGTCGGACGCTGCCCGGAAGCTGCACGCGCAGCAGTCGAGCCGTGGAGCCTCCGAGATCAACGTTCTCGTTTTCAATGCTGACCCGACCGGGGCGACGGACTCAACGACCGCCATCAACACTGCGATCACCACGGCGAAGACGTTCAACGTCGGATCCGTGTTCATCCCCGCCGGCCGGTACCTCATCAACGGGACGATCGCGATTACGCACGAAGTGCTGCTCCGGGGCCAGTACATGGCCTACGCGCCGTCAAGCAGCGCACGCACGGCCGGTACGGTCCTCGTTGCGGGGACGCCCAGCACGGCAGGCGCTCCGGTGATCGAGGCCAAGAACCCGACCATTGGTGGCTACCTCGCTGGTGTGGGCATTCAGGACATCATGCTGCTCGGCTCCGCAAGCTGGACGAGCGGCACGGGGGCCAAGGATCGTGTGGCTATCCACATGTACAAGGTCATCAGTGAGTTCCGTATCTCTGGCGTCATGATCACCGGGTTCCAGCGCCAGGGTATCCACTTCGAAGAGTGCTACGACGGTACCGTGTTGAACACGCGCCTGCTGTTCTGCGGTACGGATGGCACCTACGCGGCCCTGCACTACGCAGGCACCGCGGAAGGCAACACGAACTCGGTCCACGGGTTCGGGGTGCACGTCGAGAACTGCCCGTACCTCCTTCTCGTCGAGGGTGACGCGCGGCACAACTCGTTCGTCGCATCGAAGTTCGAGCTGTTCACTGCCGCCCCGCTCGCGTCCCCGATCTACGTGGGGAACTCACGAGAGACGACATTCGTCGGCTGCTACTTCGTGTCCCGTAGCGCCGATGACCCGGTGTACTCGGATTCGACCGTGCAGCCCCACTTCATCCGGGTCGCCTACGCGGAGGCTGTCGTCACGCTCGTCGACTGCAACTTCAACAGCGCACCGTACACCGGCACCCCAACCGTCGACTCCGGAAGCGGAACAGCAGAGGCGTTCGAGGGTGGTGCACGCTGGGTGCGTGTCACCGCCGGCCGATTCCAGTCGAAGGGTGGCACGTGCCGGACGGCATGGGCTGGCGCAGGTCTGGCGCCGTTCATCCTGCAGAAGGGCTCCTCGTACACAGAGGCGACCATCTACACCAGCGCGAAGGGTGGCACGCGTACCCTGTTCGAGCTGAATGGTCAGGCTCGGGTCACTGGTTGCGAGATCATGCCGCAGAACGCCGCAGCGGCACCGACTGCCGGTGCGCTGTTCAACTGCACAGGAGCACGCAACATCATCGGGCCGAACCTGCTCGGCGGTGCCGTGTTCACCTACATGGCTACCGCAGCACAGCAGACGGTCATCCCTGGCGGTGTGGACACGATCGCGTACACGAGCGGCAACACGCTCGACCTCGGATTCGTGTCACCGTACGCGACCGAGTACTTCAACATCCAGATGGCTGCGGCGACGAACGTCAGCCAGTTCGCTGGTGGGTGGTTGAACCGTGAGGTGACGATCCGTTTCGGCAACGCGAACACCACGCTGGTGAACTCGGGCAACATCATCCTGAAGGGGGCGACCAACGCGAACCCGCCAGCAAACGCGTACATGAAGTTCATCGCCCTCACTGCCACCGTATGGGCAGAGGTTAGCCGCAGCTTCTAGGCGCGATTGGAACGAAGCAGAACGCCCCCGGGCTCACTCGAGAGAGTGGGTTCGGGGGTCTTTCGTGCGTTCTGTGAGTGCGACGCACCGACGAAGAACCAGAACAGGAACGAGCTGAATCCCCACGTCAGCGTGTCGAACGATAGGGACATGAACGCTAGGCACCCGACCGCAGCGACGACGATGGGACTCCGAGAGCGGATGGCGTAGACGATGGCTGCGATCAGCGCGACGAGTCCGATCAGCCCGTAGGATCCGCTCGTGGTGAGGAACTGGTTGTCCGCGATGCCGATGTTGAATCGACTTCCCTCGCCGATCAGCCACTCCGGTGCGGGACGCCGCAGCGTATCCACGAGTCGGGGCAGGGCGTCGATCCGGTTCGTGAGGGAGAACAGCGACACCTCGCGGGCGGTGTTGATGGCCTCGTTCACGTAGACCAGCGTGAGCGGGGTGACAATGATGACCATCAGGATCCGCAGGCCGCGCTTCGCTGGACTGGCAGGGTGGATGAAGAACAGGAGCACTGCTACGGCGAATGCTGCGACCGAGCTCCGGGAGCCGGAGAGCACGACGGCCCACAGCAGTAGCGCTACCAGCACCAGGCGGATCACTGGCCGGCGGATGATGTCCTTGCTGAGCGCGAGTACGGCACCGATGGTGCAGATGAGTCCGAGGAGGATCGGGTGTCCCATGGTCCCACTGGCGCGGCCGATGCCGTCGACGATGAGGTTGGGCCGGTAGATGTACACCCCGTTGGTCAGCGCGGCCTGTTGCGCCCACGTCTGCATGAGGTGGACGTCGGCGATCGCGAAGACGGCCTGCACGACGGCGAGCAGGATAATCCAGCGGGCGATGGTGCGGAACTCGCGTACGGTGATGATGGAGCCGAGGAGGACGAGCACGACTGCCATGACGGCGGGCAGGAGCATCCCGAACACTGAGGCGATGCCCGGGCCATTCACGAGCCCGGAAATCGTTACCACGACGGCGAAGCTGATCGCGATCCACAGCCCGACCTGCGCGTCGCGGCGGGATGCCAGGCGCGGGAGGGAGAGCACGAAGCCCGCAACGGGTAGAAGCACGGTCAGTCCGTCTGTCACGGAACGGTCGACAGGCGGGAACAGTGAACTGCGCGAGACGACCGTGAGCGTGATGGCCGCGATGATCGACAGCACGAGCGCACGTGCTGGTTTCTCGGGCGTGGTCACGAGCAGAGTCTAGCCACACCCCAACAGGTGACGTTCAGATGCGACGCCGCTGTACTCCGTCGCCGTCGATCCCGTTCGGTGGCCCATCCCGCCCATCACGCTTCGTCGGCAGGTCGTAGCGCACGAAATCATCCGCCTCCACCAGCGACCCTTTCGTCCCCATGAGGACACGCGCGCCAGGGTCAACGTTCCAACGCGACACGAAGAACACCTCCTCACCGGCACCGTCACGGCGTCTCTCGATGATCGCCTTCGGATTCACCGGGTCGTTGCGCATCACCAACCACGTGTCCTGGTCGTAACGGATCGGCTTCGGACGAGTCACTACTTCGTGACGAGGATGCCGCCGAGCGCATCAGACACGTCAGCGACATCAGGTGAGTTGATGATCCAGTTCGGCCCCGACAACAGACTGTACCCATCCGGGTTCAGCATCTTCAGGTTCGCGACCGCCGTCTCCCGGTCGGACTCGCTCGCATACGTCGACAGGACCGTGTTGCCGTCACAGTCACCCGACTGCGCCGCCACCGTCACCCGGTTCGTCTGCGACCACTCGTCACAAGCACCGCCGGCCGCAACATAGGCGTCCCGCAGATCCACCACAGACGAGTACGTCGCAGGGCCAGCAGGTTCGGACGGTGTCGGTGAGGGCTGAGCGGCGCTCGAGCAACCGGTGAGGGCGAGCAGTAGGACAGCAGTGGGGGCAAGGAAGCGGATCATCCCCGAAGCATAGCCATCAGCCCCGACACGCAACACGGGGAAGCCCCTCACGGTCTACGGATCGTGAGGGGCTTTTCGTCATGCCGCGACGCGTGTTGCCGTTGACGCTCTCCGCAGATCGTCGTCCTCCATGTGTACGTACACCGCCGTCGTCACAGGAGACGCGTGACCGAGCATCGTCTGCGCTAACCGTATATCCCTGCCACCCTTCCGATACGCGACCGTCCCTGCACGGTGTCGGAGGCTGTGTGGGTTGGACTCGAGCACCTTCGTGATGTGCCGCCAGATCGACGTCGGATGCATGGGCTTCTTCCCGGACTGGCCGGGGAAGTAGTTCCCGAACCGCATCGTCGTGTTCTCGATCATCGTCAGGACGGTGGCGAGCTCGTCGGACATGTGCACGGTGCGTTGCTTGTTGCCCTTCCCGACGATGGTCAGGAAGTCCTCATGCCGGTTGGACAGGTGCAGGGAGGCGATCTCAGACACCCGGAGGCCACACTCGGCGCCCAGTAGAATCATCGCCTTCTCGGCGTCCGTGGACCGATCCAGGGCCCTCCTGATGGCATCCTCCGACGCCATGCGCTGTGTGCCCTGATGCACCTTCGCCGCCCAGAACTCCTCCGACTCGTCCGACTGCACATACCCACGCTTGAACGCCCACGCGTAGAACACGCGGATCGACGACACGATGGACTGCTTCGTTGCTGGTGACCACTTCGGGTTCGAGTCGAGGTAGTCGTACATGTCATCTGTCGTTGCCTGGACAAGCTCACGTGGACCGAGGAACGCGTCGAACTTCTTCAGATAGAACAGACGCGTGCGGATTGTGGCTTCGCTGCGACGGCGCCGGCGCATGGACTTGGTGTACTGGTCGAGCATCAT